TGGAGCAACAAAAGTTGATAATGTTATTCCTTTAGCAAAAGGATATAAAAGCATTCCAAGTTTTACTCCTCTAAGTGGCACAGGATTAACACATACTCCTGTTGGTTTGTTTACGAGTTTTTCTGCGTCTGGCACAACAAACTATGCAGGTGATAAAGCAAAACTTTATCAAATGGATAGTAATTTAGTATTCCAAGACAAAAGTAAGTCTGGTGGATATAGTGGATCAGAAACAGCAGGTAGTAGAGATTTTTGGAGCTTCACACAGTTTGGTGCAAACATACTTGCAACAAATGGAGTGGACAACATACAAAAGTTTGAAGAAGGCACAGACACAGCATTTTCAGATCGTGTGTCTTTAAAAGCAAAATTTCTTGCTGTGATAAGAGATTTTGTTTTCACAGGATTTACAACAGAGTCTAGTGTTGTTTATAACCAAAGAGTAAAGTGGTCTGGTCTGAATGACAGTTCTACTTGGACTCCAAGTCAAGCAACACAATCAGGTTTTCAGGATATTGTTGGTACGCATGGATCAGTACAAGCAATAGTTGGTGGTGAGAGCTTCGGCATTATCTTTATGGAAAGAGCAATCTATCGTGCTGACTATGTCGGTACTCCTCTTATTTTCTCCTTCAATAAGATTGCTGATAATGTCGGTGCTTTTGCTCCACGATCTGTTGCATCATTTGGTAATCAAATATTCTTCTTGGCACAAGATGGATTTTATAAATTAACAGGTGGTCAGCAACTCACTCCTATTGGTAACGGTAAAGTTGATGAATTTTTCTTTAACGATATTACATCTAACTTTGAAGGAGTTACTTCTGCGATTGATCCCAACAACAGTATCGTTGTCTGGTCGTATCGTGGTGATGGTGCAACTGGTACAGATTTTATTAATAATAAATTATTAATTTATAATTTTTCTACTGATCGTTGGTCAACAGGATCAGGTCAGGATTTAACATTTATACAAAGTGCATCACAAGAAGCATTTAACACTTTAGAAAGTTTAGATGTTCTTGGAACACTTGATGGATTACCAAGATCCTTAGACTCATTCTTTTATGATGAAGGAGTTATTGGTCTTGCAGGTTTTAATTCAGAGAAAAAGTTTGGCAAGTTTCTTGGAGCTTCGCTGTCAGCAACAGTTGATACAGCAGAGTTCGAAGGAGTTGACGGAAGAAGAAGCACATTAATTAATGCAATACCTATTGTCGATGCAAACGGTGAAGATACAACTATTACTGTGACTCCTATTCATAGACCGTCACAAGCAAATGCAACAACAACTGGAACAGCAATTACACAAAATACATCTGGTAATTGTCCGCTTCGCACAACTGATCGCTATCACAGACTTCGTGTAAGTGTAAATGGTAACTTTACCAATATGCTTGGAGTTGATGTTGAAGCTAGACCTGAAGGGAAAAGATAATGAAAAAAAGAGAATTGACTAAAAGACAAGAAAATACTTTAAAAAAACATTCCGTACATCACAGCAAAAAACATATGGCTATGATGCGTAAAGAAATGAGAGCAGGAAAGTCGTTTACAGCAGCACATAAAAAAGCACAAAGATTAATTGGGAAGTAAATGCCTAACCAATTTCTTAATGTGCCAGTTACTATGCCTGATCAGGCACAGCATTTAAGGTTGGTAAGCACAACATTAAATAATGTTATGGATGGCAAAATAAATAGCACAGGTGAGATTACACTTCGTGCAAGTCAGACAACAACAACATTAGAAGATGCTAGAATAGGTGGTGATAGTGTAATTGTTTTTATGCCTACAACAGCAAATGGTAAGACAGCAGAAAATGATTTATTTGTTTCTGCAAGAGCTAGTGGAACGGCTACATTAACACACGCAAGTTCTAGTAATAATGATCAAAACTTTGCGTACATTATTGTTGGATGATCGTCAAAGTACCGAAGGATGATATAGACTTCGTTTGGAAAGATTGTAAACCATTTTTAGAAAAAGCTTTAGATGACACTTACAACATAGACGATATTTACAAAGGCATCAAAAAAGATTTCTTTCAACTATGGATTAGTTGGCAAGGAGGAGTGGAATGTGCGATTGTTACAGAGATGGCACAGTATCCACAAAAAAAAATATTACGATACTTCCTCGCAGGAGGTAAAAACTTAGGTCATTGGTTGACCGACATACAAAATAAAATAGAAGATTTTGCTAAACGCAACAAGTGTGATGCTGTTGAAGTAGCAGGTCGAAAAGGATGGATTAGAAAACTACATGGTTATAATCAACCAGTTTTTATTATTAGGAAAGATTTATGAGTAAAGGTAGTAACCCAACTAATGTCACAACGACAACAGCAGCAGAGCCAAGTGAATTTATAAGACCATATTTTCAACAGGCAATAGATTACGGACAGGATTTATTTGAGTCGCAAACTCCACAATTTTTTCCTGAAGCAACTTACACAGGTTTTGCTCCGCAGACAGAAACAGCTTTACAATTAGCACAAGCACGAGCAATACAAGGTAATCCGTTACTTGGATCAGCACAGGGTGAAGTCAATAAAATATTACAAGGTGATTATCTATCTCCAACATCTAATCCGTTTTTACAAAATGTTGCAAATCAAGTAGCTGATAATGTGACGAGCCAAGTGCAATCACAGTTTTCAAGAGCAGGTCGTTTAGGATCAGGAGCTAATCAAGAAATATTGGCAAAACAATTAGCAGACTCACAAAACAGATTGTTTGCTGATAACTTCGCTGCTGAAAGACAAAGACAGTTTGATGCTGTACAACTTGCTCCACAACTAGCACAAGCTGATTTTGATGACATTAGCAGACTTGGACAAGTAGGTGCTGCAAGAGAAGATTTAGAGATGGCAAAAGTACAAGATGCTATCGCAAGATTTGACTTTGAACAACAAAGACCATTTTTAAAATTAAGAGAGTATCTTGGTACTCTTGGTGCAAATGTTCCAACAACAACTGTATCAACACAACCTGTATTTAGAAACACAGGTGCAGGATTACTTGGCGGTGCATTAGCAGGTGCAAGACTTGGTGGCATGGTACAAGGTATTAATCCGATGTATGGTGCTATTGGTGGTGGACTACTTGGAGGGTTTGCGTAATGGTAATAGACAATAGAAGTGGTTTTAGAGGTTTTACAGTTACAAGAAATCCTAATACTTTTACTGCTCCGTTTTATAGTGGCAATAAAAGAATACCATTAGATCCAAATCAAAAAGTTTTTACAGGTGGTAGATCAGCTTTAGATAATTTGTACGGAACAAGCACAGATAGATCATTTGCTGTGAATCCACCAAGTGTATTTAGAATGCAAAATGCAATAAATCGTGGTTTATTAAACAGACGTACTCCAACAAAATCAAGTGGTATGTTTGTTAATCCTGCAACTGATAATCCTTTACTTAGAAATTTTCCTGCACTTCTTAATATACCAGAAGATCAAAGACAGTTCGCAAAAATTGTAGACGGTAAAGTAGTATTTGAATTTCCTGAAGAAATGGAAACTCAAAATCCACCAGTAGATACATCAAATATACCACAATTTAATACAGATGAAGAATATCTAAAAGCATCAGGTATGATGAATCAACAAGGTCAAAAAGCAAAAACACAGACAGGTGGATTTACATCACAAGGTCAAGAATTAGCTGCACAGGGTTTAATACCATCACCTACAACAGAAGAAGCAAAAACAATAAAAGATAAAGCAGGTCAAATTGGTACTGGTCTTTTAGACTTTGCACAATCAACAGCAGGTCGAGGTTTTATAACTGGTTTATTAAAAGCTAGTGGATATTCTACAACTCCTGTTGGATTTGGTCAGGCACTTGGATTAGCATTTGAGGAAAGTGATAAAGCAGTACAACAAGAATTAGCAAATCAATTAGCAAAAGATAAATTAAAAATTGCTGAAAGTCAGGTTGGCAAATTTGAACAAGTAATGATTGATGTTGAAGGTACAGATGGCAAAATTAGAAAAGTACCTGCAAACAGAAATACCGTAACTGGTGAGATTAAACCAATTATAACAGCTAGTGGTAATGTATTTAATATGGGTGGTAATTCAAAAGGTTTCCAAGCATTAAATAGTGCTGCTGCTAAAGGAGTTTATGATTGGACAGGTGCAGGTGGATTTGCACAAGTAAAAGAAAACATAGATAAACTTGATGATGTTATTACAACTTTAAAAGAAAATGATGACATTACAGGAAATGTTGTTGGAAATATACCTGCTGCATTTAGAGTATTTATAAATCCTGAATCTGTTGCTGTTCAAGATGATATTAACAGTATCGTCTTTCAATCTTTACGAGCAACATTGGGTGCGCAATTTACAGAACAAGAAGGTAAAAAATTAATTGAAGCATCATTCAATGTAAAATTAAGTGAAGAAGTAAATATTAAAAGATTAGAAAGATTAAAAGAAAAACTTTTAAATATGGCAAATTCTAAAGAATCAGCATCAAAATATTTTTATGCAAATAATGGAAGCATGGAAGGTTATACAGGTGTAACTACTTTTGGATTTGATGATGCAAATGCAAGTGAAGAAGCACAAACTAATGCATCACAAAGTGTACTAAATGATATTTATGATGTTTCTGATTATCAAAAATTTGATGATGATGCTTTAGTAAGTTACTTTGCGTCAGCTCCAAAAGAGGAAAAATTATTTATCATTAATAATGCCGAAGCAATCGGTTTAGATATGGGAAAAAAAGAGTAAAATATGGCAACTAGAAATATAACAGTAGATGATTTATTGGCAGCAGATAACCAATCGCAATCTGCACAAAAATATTTGAATGAATTTAATCCTGACAGTAATACATTTGTTCAGGCATTAATAAACATA